TAGTATTTGAAGAAACAACAGCAGTTACTCACACAGAAGGTTCAGTAGTTACAAATTTATCCGTATTATTCTTACAAGAATTTTTTAAGAAATTAAAGAAGACATTCTTGCCAGGATTTGAAAATAATGAATTTGCATCTAATTTAGATGTTGGTAATTTTGTAAAATTATCAAGGTCATTTTATCAATCAAAAGGAATAGAGGAGTCAGTTAAGATTCTATTTAAAGTATTGTATGGTGTAGAATCAAAAATTATTGATTTAGAGCAAAACTTAATCAAACCTTCAAGTGCTCAATTTATTCGTAGAGAAGTATTAGTCGGTGATGTAATTGGAACTGGAGAACCTCAAAATCTTGTTGGTCAAACAGTATTTAAATCAGATGATTTAAATACAAATGGTACAGTGTCTGAAGTAGAAGTTTTTTCAAGAGATGGTAAAACATATTATAAAATTTCATTATTTGTGGGATTTAGTGAACGAGATTTAATTCAAGGTACATTTACAATACCAGGATTTACAAAATCACTTGATGCTGCTCCTGCTGGATCTTCAATAATTTCAGTCGATTCGACTATTGGGTTTGGAGTAACAGGAATTTTAATAAGTGGTGATAATACAATAGAATATACCTCAAAATCTATAAATCAATTTTTTGGTTGCACGGGTATTGGAGTGGGAATCAATACAGCAGATAATATAAGAGCAAATGAAACTATTTTTGGTTATGAAAATGGAGATTTAAGTAAAAAAGTCGAATTAAGAATTACAGGAGTTGTTGATGATTTAATTATAGACGATGATGTAAAATTAGTTAATGAGGGTGATAATATATTTGTCAAAAATCTTGGAGAAAAAATTGATACATTAAATAATTCTTACAAAGAAGTTTTTGCTAATTCTTGGAAATATAATACAAGTTCAAGATTTAAAGTTGACGGAACAGGACCATTTTTATCAAATGCAGTTTTAAATGAATCATCTATTAAAGTTGGTGATGAGTTTGATATTCTTAGAAGAAATACACAAATTAAAGATGGTTCATTTAATATTCAAAGTATTGATATTAATAACAAACAAATAAATGTAGACAATTTGAATTTTTCTAATCTTCCAGATCAAGAATATGATATTCGAAGAGTAATTGAGAAGGCAAATAGTACAGGCATTGAAATCGAAGAGGGTAATGATAAATTAATTTCTGATGTACTTAATGTTTACATAGATTCGAATACTGATGGTTACGTTGCATCAAACTCTCTTCCAAGTTATGACATTAAAGCAGATATAATTGAAGAGACAATTATTGGTGCAGGTACTTCTATTCTTGATGGGTATAATCAACTAAACAATCGGTATAGTTATATTAGATTCTCTTTTAATACAAATAGAGATATAAAATTTATCGAAGGTGATGCCATCATATACAAACCAGAAGGTGAGATACTTACAGGACTATCATCTGAGGCAATTTATTATGTTGATCCTCAACCATCTGGGATAGGTCAGAATGTTACTACTATCGCTTTATATAATTCACGAAGTCAAATAGGAACAGCAAGCACTGTTCAAATCGGAATTGGTACTATATCCACTGATAAACATCATTTTATTTTACAAAAACATGCCAATCGGAAACTATCAACAAATAAAATTTTAAGAAAAATACCATTATCTCAAAATTTATTCATTGATTCAAATCATGATTCTCCAGTTAATGAAATTGGTATACTAAAAGATGGTGTTCAGATTTACTCTCCAATATCTGATGATAGCATTTACTTCGGTCCTTTGGAAAAAATTGATGTATTAAATGGTGGTGATGGTTATGATATATTAAATCCTCCTAAATTATCAGTTGAAGTTGGATCGGGTAACACAGCTCTAGTAGAACCAATTCTATCTGGTAGTGTTAAAAAGGTACTCGTAGACCCCCAAGACTTTGATATAGATCAGATTTTGAATGTTTCAATAACGGGAGGTAACGGTAGTGGTTGTTTATTAGAACCAATCGTTGGAAATAGATTTAGAGATATTAATTTTGATAGTAGAAACTTATTCTTTGGTGGTGGTCTTGATCTTGATGAGGAAACAATCACCTTCACAAAAGAACATAATTTAGAAAATGGTCAGATAGTATATTATAGAAATAATGGTAATACTTCATTAGGAATTACCACTAGTGTTTCAAATCCTACAGGTACATCATTAGCTGATGGAGATCCATATTATGTTAGAGTTGTAAATCCCACAACAGTTAGAATTTTTCATAATAAGGCAGATTCATTATTTGGAATTTCTGGTATTAATACAGTAGGGTTGACAAGTGATACAACAGTAAGTGGAATTCATAAATTTAGAACAGAACCAAAAAATACTTTATTAGCACTTAAAGTAATTGAAGAAGGTTCTGGTTATCAACATCGTAAATTAAGAGTCAGTCCATCTGGAATATCAACATCATATAATACAATATTTTATGATAATCATGGATTTAATCATGGAGATTTAATTAATTATTCTCCGACAGTCGGTCTTGGATCTACAACTCCAAAAGCAATTCAGGGTTTATCTACATCTACTTCATATTTTGTATTTAAATTGAATGATGATTCATTTAAACTTGCTGATGCTGGTATTGGTGGTACAGATACAAGTAATTTTGAAAGGAGAAATATTGTTGGATTGGGTTCTACTGGAACTGGATATCATACATTTACATATCCAGAAATTAAAGTAAATGTAAACGTATCTTATGGTTCTACAATAGTTGAACCAATAATTACTACTCCTATTATAAGAGGTTCATTTACTGGCACATATCTATATGAAAATGGTGATGGATATGGATCAAACATTTTAAATCATCAGATAACTCCCGATATTGAAATTTTATCTGGTGAGGGTGCTGAATTTAAACCAATAATAGTGAACGGTCAAATAGAAAATGTTATTGTTGTTAATCAAGGAAAAAATTATAATTCTATTCCTGATTTAGAAATATTAAATACAGGTGGAGGAGCAGGTGCTATACTCAGACCAACTATTGAAGATGGTATTGTTAAAGAAGTAATTGTAATAAACTCTGGTATAGGATATAGTTCTTTTTCAACTGAAGTTCGTCCAATATCAAATGGTAAAAATGCAAAATTTGGAGCAAGGGTTAGAAAATTAACAATTAATAATATTGGTAGATTTGGTGATTATTATTTAGAAAATATAGGTGAAAGTTTAAGTCTATCAGCATTACAATATTCACAAGACATCGCAGAAGAATTAGAAGATAGTTTTAGTAAAAAACCAAATGGTGAATTCAATCAGATTGAATCACATTCACCTATCATAGGTTGGGCATACGATGGAAATCCAATTTATGGACCTATTGGATTTTCTGATCCAGATGATATAAATTCAAATCTAAAATTAATTGAATCTTCATTTGTAAAAAATATATCAAAAGTTATTGATAGACCAGCAGGATTTGATTCAGGTTTCTTTATAGACGATTATTTTTATAATGAAAGTGGTGATTTAGATATTCATAATGGAAGATTTTGTAAAACTCCAGAATTTCCAAATGGAACTTATGCTTATTTTGCAACTGTTGAAACATCCTCAATTACTAACAAATTAGAGGGAGTTTATCCATATTTTATTGGAAAAAGTTTTAGGTTCCCTGTTATCAAAGAGAATTCAACTCTTAATCATGATTTTGATTTTAATAATTCAAATTTAATAAGAAATACAACACCTTATAAAGTTTCAGAACAATATGCAGATAATGATTTTCTTATTGAGTCAAATGAAACAATAAGGCAAAATACAATCGTTGAAACAGTAGGGAAGGGTGAAGTTGAAGATATTATAATTTTAGACGGTGGTGATGGATATAAAGTTGGTGATGTAGTTTCATTTGATAGTGAGAATACGTATGGAAGTGGTTTTGCTGCTGAAGTATCAAAAATAGTTGGAATTGGGGTTTCAAAAATTGAAACAAATCTCACAAGATTTAATAATGTTGTATTCACATGGAACAATGAAGATGAGGTTCAAGCAAATTATGTACCGTTCATGGAACTGAATAATCAAAGTTCAGTGGTAATTTCAGGTTTAAGCACAGCAATATCAAATCTCACTAATACATTCCAAGTAGGTGTAACAACTGATAGAGTAGGTCTTGGTAAATCAATGTCAACTGGTAGTGCAGTTGGTGTTGTTGAAGATATTTTTGTAGATAAAATACCTAATACAGTTTCAATAGGTGGTACGTTAAGAATATCATCAGGTAATGCAACAGATGTAGAGGAAGTAAAAGTTTTAAATGTTTATAGATTACCAAGAGTTATTCGTATTTTTAGAAATGTTGGTGCTGCTCATACTTATGGTTCAAATGTTGATGTGCTTAATAATAGATTTACAATTCCAGTAAAAACTGATAAATTTGAATCCTACAATAATGATATTATCTTCTTTAATGCACCACAATCAATAGGTGTTGGAACCACTGGTGTAGCATCAGTTGTAAATTATACTATTGGAGAGACTACGAGTGTAGTATCGATACCAGAAAGAACAATTTATTTACCAAATCATCCATTTAAAACAGGTCAAGAATTGATTTTAACAGTTCCAGACGTTGCAGATCCTGAAATTGATGTATCAACAACAAATAGTGCTAGTGGTTCATTATCACTTCCATCATCTGGATTAACAACCACTGTTTATGCAATTAAAAAAGATGAGAATTATATTGGATTAGCAGCATCTAAAGTTGGCATAGGAAGCACAAGTGATGGTCTTTATTTCTTAGGAAATGGAGCTACTGGAATAGGATCTCATTTGTATAGTTTGAGTTCTAATTTTAATCAAGTTATTGGTGATGTTGATAAAGTAATTACAACAGTAACCACTAAAGTAGCTGCAGCAAATACCACAACACATGGATTAGTTGAAGGTGATGTGGTAACATTAAATGTTATACCTAATCTATCAGTAGGTATTGGAACAACTGCTCCTATAAAAGTTAATTATAATTCTGAATTTGAAAAATTACTTATAAATTCTGTTCCATTTGTAGCATCTAATATCAACACTGTTAATCAAATACAAATTGAACATGGATTTAAAACAGGAGATAAAGTTTTATATCAAGATGGTGGAAACAGTGCCACAGGATTAAGTAATGGTGAATATTTTGTATACAAAGTAAGTGATAATTTATTAGAATTAGGTCTTACATTTAATGATGTAAATGCAAATCCTCCTCAAGTTGTTCAATTAGGAGGTAATTCAGGTGGTTCAAATCAATCATTATCTTTGATTAATCCACCATTAACAGTTACTAAGAATGCTAAATTAACTTTTGGTTTATCTACAACAACACTATCTGGATTTGATTTTAAATTATTCTATGATAAAGAGTTAACAAACGAATATTTAAGTTCAAGAGATTCTACTAATTTTAATGTAATTGGAGTCGGAACTATTGGTATTGGAACTGATGCGGTAGATACAATTGGTGCACAAGTTTCAGTTCAGTATTCTATCTCCTCACCTGATATTTTATATTACGGTTTAACAAAAGGTGGATATATTAGTACAACAGATACTGAAGTTGCTAACTACAATGAAATAAGATTTGTTGATAGTGTTTATAATGGTGATTACAAAACATTTGGTATTTCATCTGAAACATTCAATATTTCTCCTAAATCTCCAGAATTATTAAGATATGATGAGTCTGAATGTGAAACACTTGAATATTCAACATCATCTAATAATGTTAATGGTCAGATAAATGATATAAGAATTTTATCATCTGGTTTCAATTATAAAAAACTTCCAAAATTTAATACAGTTGTAAGTGCTGCTGGAACTGGTGCAAACTTGAAATCTTATTCTAAATCAATTGGTAAAATTAAAAATGTGAGAATAGTTGATTATGGATATGAATATTCAGCGGATAAAACTTTAAGTCCTCAAGCATTTATTCCTCCAGTGGTCAGTGTTGATAATTTAGATGTGATAACAGGAGTTGAAGTCATAGATGGTGGAAAAAATTATACTAGTCCACCTGATTTAGTAGTTTTTAACCCCATATCAAATACTGTTGTAGATGTCTCATCTTTAGAGGCGATTGTACCAAATCAAAATATTTCTGATGTAAATGTTTTAGCACCAATAAATGGATTAGATTCTACAATTCACCAAATAATACCAACTAATAATTCAAATGGTGTAGGAATTAATTCAATACAAACAAGTTCTTCAGGTGTAGTAACATGTTACCTGAATACACCTTTTGGTGGATTTGCTAACGAACCATTTACTAAAGGTGATAAAGTTTTTGTAGAGGGAATATCATTATTAGGTGAGGCAGGTATAGGTGCGACACAGGGAGGTATCTCCACTAATATAACAGTAACTGGTGATGGTTTTAATTCTGAAAATTATAACTATAAATTCTTCGATGTTGAAGATTATATTGCTGGAACTATTTCTATATTAAAATTTAGTGTAGCAGGATTAACAACTAATCCTGGTATCGCAAAGACCTATCAAGACAGTTATGCTGTATTGGTAAATGAAAATATTATGCCAAAAATAAGACCAATACAAAATAGAGGTCAATTTGAATTAAATGAAAAACTTAATGTTAATAACAGCAGAACTGACTTAAAGATTGTTGAGATTAGAGATGATTATGTAAAAATTGATGGGTTACATCCTGTTAAAATTGGTGATAGAATAGTTGGTGAGGTTACGAATGTTTCTGCAGAAATAATATCTGTAGAGGAAAATAGAGGTAGATATACAGTAGGATATTCAAATAGACAAGAAATAGGTTGGATTGACGATGTTGGTAAGATAAGTGAGGATTATCAACGTACACCAGATAATGATTATTATCAAAATCTTTCATATACAGTTAAAAGTTCAATTGAATGGGATAAGTTTGTTAATTCAGTTAATCGTCTTGTTCACCCATCAGGTTTGAAAAATTTTGCAGACACTTCTATTCAAAGTATTGCTGATACGAGAACTGGTATTGGTGACGTTGAAGATTCAGTAGGAACAATTATTTTAGATATTATAAGCGATAAATTAAGAGTTGATGCTATTAATAATTTTGATTTTGTAACAGATTTTGAACCTTTAGGAAGAAAATCTAAAAGTATAAAGTTTTCCAATAGAGTTTTGAGTGATTTTACAAGATGTTTAACAAATAGAGTTTTAATTCATGATGATATTAGTGATAAGTTTTCAAGCACTGGATTCTCAGATAATTCAACCATAATAGAGACATTAACAGCAGATGTTGGAAATTATTTAATACAAATTATTGATCCTGATACACTTGATACTCAAATAACTGAGGTAGTTGTTTTAACTGATGAAGATGATGCAATTTTATTTGAAAAAACAAAAGATTTTACAACTTTAGATTTAGGAAAAATTGAAACCGAAATTTCAGGAGGAGGTACTAAGAGTTTATTGTTTAATCCAACAGAAAAATCATTAAAAGATCATGATCTTAAAATTTTAAAAACTGATTTTAATACTGATTTAGTGGGAAGTGGTACTAACTTAATAGGCAATGTGAAATTAACTGGTGTAAACGTAGGTGCGAGCACTGCAACTTCTGGAGTTAGTACTACCACCATAATTGAATTTCCCAATACAGATTTCAATGCATTATTCGCAAATATCTTCGTAGAGGACTCAGTTACAAAAAATGTTAATTATAATGAAGTTACTGTAGATTTTGATGGAACAACTCCAACAATCTCACAGGTTTATATTGATAAAAATAAAGTAGGTAGTGGTAGTGTTGTTGGGATTTTAACAGCAGTTTATGAAAATAATAAAATTAAATTACAAATTATAAACGACACTACAAATACTTTTGATGTAAGGGCAAATGTAGTTGGTTTAGGAACAACAACTGCTGGTATTGGAACTCATAGATTTGCATCTCCAGGTCAACCTGTTGGTTCTGAAAGAAGTGGAAGATTGCAGTCTGGATATGTCACTGGAACTGCTTCCACAATAACATATGCTACTTTAGATAAAACTATCGATCATTCTGCAAAATCTATAGTTAGAGTTTCTTGTGGAGAGACATCAGCAGTGCATCAAATTATTTCGATGAGAGATGAGGATGATATATTAACAATTCAATATCCTTTTGTTTCTGCAGGATCTACAACTGGTATTGGTACATTTGGTGGTGAAATTGTAGGTAATAATATAAATCTTAGATTCTATCCTGACTCTGAATTTACATCATTGATTGAATTACAATCATACAGCACAATATTTAACACACAAAATGATTTTGATAATAATGCTCCTATTTTGAGTTATGGAACAGCATCTCAAGAAATATTCTTGTCATCATATGATGGACTAGAGGGAAATAGGGCAAATAAAGTTAAATTTGATTTAAAATATGAAGGCACACCAATTTATTCAAAATCTTTTGATCCAAATTCAGGTATTATTAGTACAACAACTGGAATATTTACAATTCCACAGCATTTCTTTAATACAAATGAGCAATTAACTTATAAACCAGAGTCATCATTTATTGGAGTAGCAGCAACTGCTATACAAACATCACCTGGTGTAGATTTACCTACAACAGTTTTTGCAAAACGTTTAGATGAAGACACTTTCCAATTAACAGCAACTAAAAATGGTACACCACTCACTTTTGTATCATTGGGTTCAGGAAATACTCATAAATTGGGTATGGAAAAACCTTTGACAAAAACAATTATTGGATTAGATGGTGTAGTACAACAACCAATTACATTTACATCAATTTCACATACTTTAGACGCTAATATTGGTGCTGCAACATCTCAATTTGTTTTAAGTGGTATAAGTTCAATTCAACCATCTGATGTATTAAAAGTAAATGATGAATTTATGAAGATTGAACAAGTTGGTTTTGCTTCTGTTGTAAATGGAATTATTAATGATGCAGATGATGTAGCAGCAGGTATTGCTACATTACCAGTTGTGAAAGTAGAGAGAGGAGTATTAGGAATAAGTGCATCAACTCATTCTGCAAATGATGAAGTAAGAATTCACAGAGGTTCATTTAATATAGTTGATAGTTCAGTTTATTTTATTGAACCACCTAAAGGAAATACTCGCTCAAGAAGAGATTCTGGAAACTTGCCATTTGTCAAAGCAAAGTTTAGTGGAAGAACGTTTTTAAGAACTAACTATACAACTAATATGTTATTTGATGATATATCAGATAATTTTACTGGTATTGGAAAAACATATAGTTTAACAGTTGGTGGTGCAAACACATCTTCAGGTATTGGTGTTGGAAATGGTGTTTTGTTTATAAATGGAGTTTTCCAAACACCATTAACAACAAATAATACAGGTCATAATTATGAATTTCAGGCAGATACAGTGGCAGGTATATCAACCGTTGAATTTACAGGTATTACTTCAGAAAATGGACAATTCATAATATCTGAATCTGATATAAATCAAAATCAGGTTCCAAGAGGTGGTTTAATTGTGTCACTTGGTTCTACACCTGGTCTTGGTTACGCTCCTTTAGTTGGTGCAAAAGCATCATTATTTAAAAATGCTGCTGGTGCAATTACAAGTGTTGTTGGTATTGCAACTACATCAGGAGTTAATTATGGAATCAGTACTGCTGCATATGATAATATTACTGGTATTATTACAGTCACAACAGATAAAGTTCATGGATTCTCACTAGGTCAACCAAACACTGTTCAACTAAAAGATTTAGAATTTAGTTGTGTTGGATATAGTGGTGTAACAACTACAATATTCCAAGATCATGAAAGACCATTATTCCTCACAGGAATAGTTTCTGAGAGAACTTTTGAAGTTCAAGCAGGACCAAGCACGATTGTACATACTTATGTTGGTGGTGGTAATGCATTTGAATTCTTTGAAGATAATACCTTTGGTTCAGGATATAGAGGTGGAACTGTTGCGATTGGTGTTACAGATCTTGCATATGAACATAAATTTGTAAGTGCTGGTATTGGTTCAATTAGAAGAACAACATTTAATGGAGCACAGTACACAGCAACCAATGCAGTTTATGAATCTCATAGTGGTCTACTCACTTTAACCATACCAAATCATAATTTAACAACAAGTAATACCGTTGGTATTGATACAGGTGGGTTAGTATTTAAGTGCTCAAAAGATGGATTCTTTGGTAATCATCCATATCCTAGAGGACTTTCAATTACAAGTAATC